TGCCGCTTGGCCCGGGACCGTAAAACTCCGTCGCATTCCGCGTCACGGTCATGGCCCCGCCCTTGGGCAGCACGTAGCCCGTGGCGATTGTGCCGAACGTCGCCATCGCGCCCGTATCGAGCACGACCGGAGTCCCGCCAGCCGCCAGCGTGGAGGTCCGGGTCCTGTTCCGGGTCCCGATCCTCCCCTCGGCCCCGAGGAGGAGCGGGAGCGCGAGCACCAGCAGAATAAGATTCTTCACGGGCGACCTCATGGGATGTCGAGGCCTTCACATTTCAGACACCCGCTCCCACCCGACGCCGCGAGCACGTAGACGGTCGCCGCCAGGTTCCCGTTCCCAGCGTCGACCCCGGTGGACGCGCTCGTCGCCGAGAACGGTAGTTCCTCCGCCGCGCCCGAGGGCAGCCAGACGGTCTGAGCGGGCGCCAGCGGAGCGGTGTTCGTGCACGAGGTGACCGCCTCGCCGTTCGCCAGGCACATGTCGCTCCCCCGCGCCGTACACCGCCACCTGAGCGTCACGTCCGGGATCGTCAGCGTCGAGGCCGGACCCGCGTCCTGCCCCGCGGCCGCGCACGCTTGGACGGCGCGCGTGCAGGACCTCGACTGCCCCGCGTCCAGGGGGCCCACCGTGCAGCCCTGGCTGAGCGAGTAGGCGCTGGGCTTGACCTTGACCGGAGGGTCCTCTGAGCCGTCCCGGGGCTGCGGACCGATCACCACCTGGCGCGGGGGATCTGCGAGGGCGGCGAGGCCGATGGTGACGGCGAGAGCAACCAGGACGGCGGAGATTACTGCGCGCATGTGTGGCCTCGTTCTCGAGTGGACGAGGCCAGCATCACGCCTGGATCGGGTCTGACCCTTTACCACCTGGGCTCAGCGCTGCAGGGCCTCGCTCAAGTCCCGCGCGGGGTTCGCTGGCTGCCTGTCTCGGCTCCCGTAGACCACACTGCCCAGCAGGTCCACCGGGTCCTTCGGGCTCTTGTCCCCGAGCGCCAGGTCGGTCAGGTACTCGCCGGTCTTGCGAGGTTGGTTCGCGGGGAGCTTGAGGGCGAGGAGCGCCAGCTGGATGGCGTCCCAGACCCGCTTGTCTCCAGGTCGCCCCTCGTCGGCGGCACGGCCGATGGTCTCCATCACCTGCTGGATGACTCCGAGCGCAGGAGCTGCCCGTACACTGAGCTTCCGGACCTTCCCGGTCACCAGCTTGTCGGCCAAGGGCTCGCCGATGGCCGCGCCGAACGGGAGCAACCCGGCCGGCGCCGCCAGCATCTTGCGGCCGACCCACTCGCCATAGGTCTCGTCGTCCTCCTTGCCTCGGCCGCTGATGTAGTCCCCCGCGACGTTCGCGACGGCGAGGACCGCCAGGGCGCGCCCCACGTTCTCCGCCACCTTCAGGGCCGCGCCCGGGTCCCTGTTCCGAACGGCGGTCGCCGCCTCATGTCCGAGCCCGCGCTCGATGTTGTAGAGCTTGTTGAAGTAGCCGTGGAAGAGGAGCAGGGCGCCGACGCCGCGCTTGTCCCTCATCAGGGCCGACTGCTCGGCGATGTCGTGCCCCGGAAGAGCAGCTCGCACCGCGGCGTCGGCCGTCCGCGACGCCTCCCCATCCTTGCCGGCGGTGAGCCCATCGGCGAGGCCCTGCCGGTAGCGAGCGAGCCAGATCTGGGTCGAGCACAGCCGGTCCATGTGATCCATGAAGATCCAACTCGTGGCCCGCGCCGCCTCCAGAGCCCCTCCGGCCACGCTCTGCCGTCCCGCCTTCCCGATGTCGCGGAGCGCCTCCTGCAGCTTCATCGAGGAGGAATCCTGGCGGTGAGGTAGTTCGTAGGAGAGGGCCATCGCCTGCTCCCTCACGGCCCCGTAGTGAAACGGGACCAGAGTCTCGATGAAGGACGGGACCGCGTACTTGGCCTTCGTGAGCCCTCCGAACATCGCCACAGCGGCGTTGGTGATGTCACCCGCGGCGACGCTCATCGAGTGCCCAATCGCCCCAACCACCGCCCGGTTCCGGAGCCCGCCCAAGATGTTCATGACGCCCGCGACGGATGCCGGGACTGAGTCGGCCGAGCTGTTCGCGACGTACTTGAGCCACTCCTTGGGCTGGATTGCCCGCTCCTCCCCGAGGCGCCGGGCCATGAGCCGCTGCATGTCCGGATTGAAGAAGAGCCGGCCGGTCTGCCGGACGTACTCGTCGAAGGCGAGGTCGTGGAGCACCTGCGCCAGGTGGGAGGGGACGGTACCCCACTCGAGGTTGACCGCGTCCGAGTAGACGTCGGCGCGCTTCTTCGTGTGGCTCTTCTGGGTCCCCTGCCGGACGTAGCTGGACCCGTAGAGGCTGGCGATGTTCGCCTCCGCCTGCCGCCCCCCGAGGTCGTTCTTGCTCACGCCCGGGCGAGGGTCGTACTTGGCGGGGAAGTACCCGCCCTCGAGCTTGGCCGTGGTGCCGTCGGCGAGCTGGAGCTCAAAGGGGGTGGCCTTGATCTTCTCCGGAGGGAGGCCGGTCTTTCGGGCTTCCTTCGCGGCCACGAGGGGCCACAGGTCCTTGTCGTTGTGGGTCCAGACACTCTGGAGGAAGTCGCACTCCTCCTTGGTCAGGTGCTTGCCCATCACCTTCAGCACCTCCCCCTCGTTCCAGTTGTAGCCCCCGAGGAGACGGTCCCGGTTGGACTGGTTGCCCATGTTGAGCGCCACCATCCACAGCCACTGGCGCGAGCGCGGGCCGGACATCGTCTCGATTGGAAGCCCCTTCTCGAGGCCCGCGATGATGTCGTACCGGCGCGCCCGCATCTCCTTCGGGAGCTGCTCCCACTTCTCGTAGAACTTCAGCGTCTTCCCGTTCAGCTCGTCCTTGTAGTTCCGGGCCTTGATGTACCCGTCGACGATCACGCGCTTGGCGGTCGGCCCCAGCATCCCGAGGAGCCGCTCGGGGTCGAGGAGCGCGGCATCCAGGCTCTGGACAGCAGCTCCCGCCCTGTGTCCCGCGCTCTCCAGGACCCGGTCGGCCGCAGGCAGTCCGTGGTCAGGGAGCCGCTCGGCGTCCTTCGAGATCTGGGCGATGACCTCGGCCAGCTCCATGCGCTGGCCCTCGACCTCGATCTCGTTCACGTCCTTGGCGGTCTGCCTGATGTTCTTCACCGCGTTGAGCAGGTTGCGCGCCTCGTCCGGGTTGAGGTCCCGCCACGCGCTGGGCTCGGCCAGCAGGTCACGCACCGCGTCGACGTCGAAGGCCAGCTCCCCGGCGTCGTTCTCCACGAACCGCTCGAGCGCGTTCAGCGCCTGCAGCGTCTGGTTCACGTTCTGGGTCCGGTCGGTCAGACCAATGGCCCCGAGGATCGCGTCATGCGCCGCCAGGAGGTCAGGAGAGGCCTTCCCGAGGTCCCCGCGGTAGCTGTCCGTCGTCCGCTTCGAGAGGAACTCCTTGGCGGATTCCATCTCGTCCCGGATGTCCCGCGCGGCGCGGTAGAGGTAGCGGTTGAGGAGCTGCGCCTCCTTCTGGTCGCGGGCCTCCTCGAACTTCCCGGCCCCCGCCAGCTCAATGGCCTTCCGGGCCGTCGCGCTCTCGGCCACCAGGTAGGAGTTGGGCAGTAGCTCCCCGATCTTCTTGCCCTCCACGATGCGCCGCGCGAGTTCCTTCACCAGGCGGGGCTCCAGCGGCTCCATCCGTCCCTTCTTGGGGTCGAGCTGGCGAGCCATCGCCTGCACCTCCAGGACGATGTGCCGAGCGCCGTCGTCGGTGTGCACGGAGTCCATTGCCAGGGCGGCGAGCTTCTGCGGGTCGTTCAGCAGGGTCGGGCCATACAGCTTCTCGAGGCGCGCCTGGGTCTCCTTCTCCACCAGCTCCTTCCGGGGCTCCGCCGCTGACATCGCCCGCACCATCGCGTCGCCGGACTCGAACCCGAGGTGGGCCGCGGTCTCGTCTGCGCCCATTCCGGGCTTGCCCTTCTCCGTCTCGAAGATGCCCCGGGGAAGCGTCCGCACGAAGTCCGCCCCGTACTCCTTAACCAGGGCGGCGCGGTCCAGTCGCTGGCCCTCGAGCCCGGGGATGGAGCTGTTCTGCAGGTGGTCGAGCGCCGAGTAGGTGGGGTCGGAAGCCAGCTCGGACTCCACCTCCCCGCGCACGCGGTCGCGCTCCTCCGCCACGTAGCCCTTATCCTGAGAGGCCAGGCGGCGCAGGAGGTCCCGGCGCCCCTTCTCCGTGGCATCGGCCAGGCTGGCGTCATACTCGGTCTGCTCCTCCGGCGTGAGCTTGCCCATGGCCGGGAACGGCAAGGCCTCGGTGGCGACCTGGGCCTTCTTGATCTCCTCGTCGCTGGCGAGGAGCCGGTCGAAGATGCCGCGCACCTCGTCCGACAGCTCGATGCCGTGGCCGTAGCGAGCGCGGTACTCGGCGTCCACGCCCTCTCCCTTGATGCCCTTGTAGATCCGGACCATCCAGTTGGCGAACCGGCGGAACACCCCGGCCAGCTCGGCGGAGGGCGCCTTGCCTTCCGACAGGTACTGCTCCCAGCCGTAGCTCGCGCGCTCCTCCTTGGCCGCCAGCTCTCGGACGCGGGCCTCCTCGGCCGGGGTGCGCGCCTCCTTCGCCTCCAGGGCGATGCGCTCCTTGAAGGATGCCGTGCGGTCCGCGTGGTCCGCGTGGCCCATCCAGCCGATGAGCTTGGCGTAGTCCGCCTTGATGGACTCCGGCGCGTTGGCGTCCTGCGCAAGGTCCCCTATCACCATCGAGAGCCAGTGGAAGGTCTCGTGAGCGAGGGTGCTCTTGTCGCCGTTGAGAATGGCGAGCTGGAAGTCGCGGGACTTGCCCTCGGGTCCGAACCTGAAGGTGAAGGAGCCGCGGTCGCCCGGGCCCTTGTCCTTCTGTTTGAGGGTGACCTGGCCGCCTTCGGGGAGGGAGGCTACTTCGCTTCCGGGTGGTACTTGGCCTTCCACTCCTCGTAGACCGGCTCCCCTGGCTTCGACTCCAGGACCGCTCCGGTTAGCCCCGACTTCTCCAGGCGCTCCTTCAAGCGCCGAGAGAGACGTTCGTACGAGGTCCCGTGAGGGTTGCGGCTCGTTGAGGTCGGTAGCGAGGTCGTCGGCTTCGAGTTTTCGGAGGGCATCTTCCGCCTCTTTCCCCCAGAGGGTTTCAATCGGCCTTGGGGCTGGGTCGTTCGCCTTGTTCTTCGGGAGTGCGTCCTTGTCGGCCTTCTCGAAGGTGTCGCCGAGACCGTATGCGAACTCGATGCCCTTCTTCACTCTGAGCCGAAGTTGCTTCTCGCCATTCGGCCCGACCACATCTCTATCCGCTGCGTATACGGTGCTCTCGTTCAGCACCTCGCGCAAGTCTCCCAAGTAGGTCGTGGCAGCCAGCTCGTTGTGGAACGCGGCCATGAACTCGTCGCCGCCCATGTTGGCGTGGGCGAAGTAGGCCTTGAGCCCATCGTGCTCGGCGACGACCCTACCGAACAGGCCGACGAACCGGTCGCACCGGATCTTCCCGAACCCCTCCTTGGCGTCGTCCACGAGCTTCACCAGGCGGAGGTCGATGGACGCCTTGACCGCCCGCTCCGGCTGCACGTCGAACCCCTTGTGGCTGAGGATGCCAGAGTCGTCGAAGTAGGTGGCCTCGGCCAGGGCCCTGGTGCCCATCTTGTCCCCGATGGCGTGAATCTCCGGCGACAGGTCCTTGACGATGGTCTCGCGCGGGACCTTCGCCAGCAGCTCGGCAGTGGGCGCGGTGAGCGCCTTGGCCTTCTCGCGGTAGGCGAGCACGGCGGGGTCTTTCTCGTTGAGCCCGAACTTCGCCACCTTCTCCTCGGGCGTGAGGTGGGCGTTCTTGGCCTCCGCCGACCGGTTGTCCCAGTCCACCTTCGGGGCGTCCTTGTCCGCAGACTTGGGCCACGACTTCCGGTGGGTGTCCTCGCCTCCATCGGCCCTGTTCTTCTCGGACTGGGCGCGCGACTCCTTGTAGGCCGCGTCGAGGTTCCCGGTCCCCTCCGGCGTGGCCCACTTCTTCGCCACGTCCACAGGGGCCTGCTCGATCCGAACCTTGTACTGGTCGCCCACCTTGCGCTGGGCGATTGCCTGCACCGCATCCCCGTGGGTCTCGTCCCCGTAGAAGGCGATGTCGCCGCCGTTCTTAACGGGGTCGGGGATGCCGGCCTCGCGCGCGGACTGAGCGAGGGCCCGAATGCCGGCGTCCGCGGTCTCGTGTCCGTGGGTGTCGTTCAGGTCCTTGGTGTTGATGATGTGGGCCAGGTAGAGGATCGGGCGCTTCGGGTCTCTGGCGAGGTGCTCGCCAACGTGCGCGGCGTAGGTCTGGGTGTTGCGGTCGAGGAAGTACTCCCTCTTGGCCGCCTCGTGCCTGGCCGCCAGGTCCTTCTCCTTCGCGACGTGGAGCTCGATGTTCCTCACGGCCTCGGGGCGGGTGAGATCCGCCTGCGCCATCCGGGCCTCGCCCTTCGCCATCTCCTCGAGACTGGTCCCGATGCGCGGCTTGCCCAGGCGCTCGTACATCTGCCAGGCGTCGGTGAGCGGCTCCCCGAGCTTGGCGGCGTTCTCGTTGTACTTGTCCGCCCAGCCGCGGAAGGTGGCAGCGGTGAGCTTGGCGCTGGCGTCCGACTCGTTGTGGCTGCGCTTCCCGCCCTCGGCGGCCTGGCTGTAGAAGTGGTCGTACACCGCGCGCTGCTGGGCCTCCATCTTGTCCGGCGGGAGGGCGGCGTACTCCTTGGCCTTGGCGTCGAGTTCCCCGAGCTGCCGGTTGGACAGCCCTTCCTGCCGCATCCGCACGTCGTCCTTGAGAGCGGTGTGGACGTCGGTGCCAACCACTCGGGCGAGGTACTGCTCCTTCGGGATGGCGAGGTCACCCTTGGTCCGAAGGGCCTCAGCGAACGACGCTCCGTCCCCCATGATGCGGGTGGCGAGTTCGGCGGGGTCGAGCCCGGCCTTGGTCGCCCGCTCCACGAAGACCTCGGCGTTGACGAAGACCTTCGCCCCCTGGGACATGGTCCCGACCATCTCCTCGAACTGGTCGGGGGCCGAGGTGCGCATCTTGGACTTCTCGGCCTGGGCGACCGCTCGGTCAAAGCTCGCGACGTCAACCGAACTCATGTGCGCTGCGCCGATTCCTGCATGGAGAGCTCGCCCCGCCGCCATGGCCGAGAGCGGACCGAGCGCCTGGACGGACTCCTTCACAGACTCAACGGTAGGCTTGACGATCTCCTCGTAGGCGTCGACGTCCTGACCGCGGCTGGAGCGCGCCAGGTATGCGGTGCCCTGGTTCACCGCGACCTGCGAGGCCATGAGCAGGGTCCCAACGGCCTGCGTTGTGCCTCCCTCGCGGATGGCGTTCTTGAAGGCCGACTGCACGGTCTTCTGGGCCAGGGCCTCGGTCATCACGTTGATGCCCAGCACGCGGGACGCGGCCCCGGTGAGCACCTTCCCGAGCACCGCCCCCAGGCCGGCGTTCACCACCGAAGCTCCGGTCGCCATGACCCGGGCCTCGTCATCGGACAGGAGCGGCTTGCCGTCCTCCGCCACCAGCTTCTTGAGCATCCGGAACTGCGGGCCCAGGTTCTGGAAGTAGTCGACAGCGAACCCGCCGGCGTACTGGCCCGCTGCGACTCCCCCGGGGCCAGTAGCCGACGCTCCGATGACGGCCCCCGCTCCACGCGCCACCATCGACTCGGCCAGGTACGGAGCCATACCGCTGGCCTTCACCATGGAGCCCTGCAGCCAGGTCTTGTCCCCGAAGTCGCGCGTCCCCCGCGCCTCCAGTTCCGCGATCCTGGCGTCGTTCTCTGGCGAGCTGAAGCCGCTCGCCTGCGCGCCAGTCCGAGCCATGTACTCCTGCTCCAGCACGGAGTTCCAGGCGGCCCGGGGACCTGCCGGGGCGGTCTTGAGTTGGAGCTGGGGGATTCCGAGGAGGCCGGGGGCCATCTCCCACTTGCCCGTGACCCACCACTCCAGCTTGCTGGCGTCGGCGATCTCGTCCTTCACGACCGGAGTGGTGGCGTCCCGAAGGTGCTGGACGAGCCTCGGAGAGCGGGAGAGCGCCTCCTTGATTGACGCCTGGTCCACGTTCTGGCGCACCAGCGCCATGTTGTCGGCGATGAACTGCGGCGACAGGTCTGGCCTGGCCGCCTTCATCTGCATGATCTGCTGCAGCTTCTCGGCGGTGACGTCGGAGTGGGCGGCGCGGTATGCCGCGAAGTCGAGGGTGCTCTTGTAGTCGACCTCGCCCTCGAGTTCCGCCGGGGTCGCCTGACGCGGGACCACCATCGGGAAGTCGGCAGACGGCGCTTGGACCGGAGGCGCCGGCATCGTTGGCGGGGCCTCGCCGTTGAGTCCGATCTGCGTCTCATCCACAGGCGCGACGAGCTGGACTCCGGGGGCCGAATCCCCGTTGATGCCGAGTTGCGAGGCGTCGACGGGCGCGACGGTTGCTGTTGCCGTCGGGGCCTTCCCTCCGCCGAACACCTCTTCCATGGCGGAGTCGAATGCCGGATCGGCGGACTCGGTGGGCTTCCCCTTCGAGGGGCCGAAGGTCTCCTCGATTGCGGCGTCGATGGCGTCGGGCATTACTGGCCTCGCTTCTGGAAGGCGCGGTAGGCGTTGGCGATCTGCTCTGGGCTCGCGTCGGGGTGCGAAGCGCGCACACGCGACACGAACGAACCTGGGACACCGGGGGGCGTCAGTCCGCCGCGGAGGGGCCCGGCGGCATCAGCAGCGGGCTCCGGCTGGGGCTGTGGCGCGGCGGGGCTTGCGTTGCCTGGACCGGAGGGCTTGAACTGAGCGCCCTTTCCCTTGAGCTCCGCCTGGAGACGAGTGGTCTTCTCGTCGAACCACCAGGGCCGCTCGATCTCACCCTTGGCGAGCTTCTCGGCGACGTAGGCGGAGGCCTCGGACTTGGGCAGGGCCTGGCCGTTGTGGTGCTCGCGCCAGTCCTTGTCCAGATCGTCGAGCTGGCGGGAGAGCCCCGAGTAGGCGGCCACCGCCTCGTCGGGCCACGTCCCCGGGTCGTTGGGCTTCACGCTTCCCGAGGCGGCCCGGGGGACCACACCGGCGCTCTGCATCTGGTCGATGAGGGCCTTCTGATCCCAGCCTGGCTTCCCGCTCTTGAGCCGGGCGGCCTGGGCTGCGCGAGCCTCCAGGTCCTTCGGGGCCAGCTTCGAGCCCCACCGGTCCATGAAGGCCGGGGCGGATAGGCCGGAGTTCTCCTCGGGGTGCTGGGCGAGGTCGAACATTGCCGCGACGTTCGCTCGCACCTGGTCCGGAGTCTCGCCGTGCGGGGCCTTCTCCTTGAGCCGGCGCCAGTAGTCCCCATCGCTCTTGGCCTGGTCCACCAGGTTCTGCCACTCGCGCGGGGCGTGGTCGATGAGCCGCTGGCGCTGGGTTGGGCTGAGCGCCGACATCAGGGCGCCGATGCCGCCGCCGAGCGCGTTCCTCTGGCGGTAGAGCGTCCGGGCCTCGTCCGCCCAGCCGACCTTCGTCTCTTGCTCGTCCGACTTTGCGAGGGCCAGCCGGTGGTTCAGGCGTTGCGCGGTCTCGTCCTTCAGCTTCCCCGGCTGCATCTTCTCCAGCTCGGCGCGCGCGGCCACATCGTCGACGAACTTGGTCACCGGGTTCCGGTGGGAGTTCGTGAACTCGCTGGCGTTCCGGTCGCTCTGCTGGGCGGTGAGCGTGGCGGTGATCTGGCGCTGGTAGTCCTCCCGGTGCGGCGGGTCCAGCTGGTCCTCCACCTGCGCGAAGTAGGCGGCGGCCTTCTCCCCGTCCTGGTGGGCGAGGTACGCGTTGAGCACCGCGCCGGTGGTCTTCGCCTTCCAGGCCTCGACCCGGGCGTCTGCGACGGTGCTGCTCTCGCCGTCGTTGGCGGACTTCGTCCGGATGAGGTCCTCCATGTTGCGGATCTCGAGGTCCCGCACCGGCTGGTCGTCATACGCGGTGACGATGGCGTTCGTCTTCGTCGCCTGCAGCGCCTGCATCGTCTGCTCTTGGCCGACGGACACCTGGTGGGCGACGTGGGTCTCCACCTGCTGCTTGGACGAGATCAGTGTCGAGGCTGCCCGCTGGAGAAAGAGTTTCCTCTGGTCCGGGTTGGTCAGCCCGCCCGCGAGCTGGTCGCGCTTCTGGGTGATGGAGTCGAGCGCCGGGCCCGAGGCCTGGACCGCCTGGTCCCCTTTGAGGTTCAGGACCCCACGGTCCCGGCCCGACTTGACGTCAACGGCGTGGCTCTCCAGTTCGTTGAGCGCCTCCAGCGCCATCGAGTCGTCGGCCTTCGCCTTCTCCCGGGCGAACATGCCGGCCGCCTCGTTGGCGACCTGGCCGACCGCCTGGGCGACCTCGGGCACTCCGCTCCCGAAGGCGCCGCGGGCGTCGAGGTTGATGGTGTTGGCGCCGCGGGGGCGACTCTGGATCTGGGGCAGGTCTTCGACTGGGATCGTGGGCATCGGGGCTCCTAGTAGGGGTCCGGCTTCGGGTGTCCTACGCGACAGGCTTGGCCGTTCCGCCCCACAGGCCGGCGCCCTTGCCCGCCCCGTACGCCTTGAGGCCCTGGGTGGCGGCCCCCGTGACCCCGCCGAGGAGCGTGGCGGTCTGCTGGTTGCTGCTCTTCAGCGCGTCGAGCTTGGCCTGCTCGCCGATCTGGAGCGCCTGGGTCTTGTAACCGTAGGCCTCGCGCGCGGCGTTGTTGCGGAGCGTGGCCGAGTCGACAGCCGCGGACGCGGCTGAGTCCTCCATAACGTCGAGGGCGGTCCCGCTCTGGATGTCCACTCCGGAGGCGGCGAGGGCCAGGCGCTGCTTGCCTCGGAGCTGCCCGGCCTGGAGCTGGCGAAGGCCCACCTCCCGCTCCCCGCGGTCCCGAGCGTCTGCGGCGGCCAGCTCGACGCGCTGCTGGTTCTGCTCGGCGAGCTTCGCGTTGTAGGCGGCCTCCTTGCTTTGCGCGCTAGCGGATGAGGCCGCCCCGACGAGGCTGACCCCGGCTCCTGCGGCAAGGGCGATGGTGGTGGGCTCACACATGGTGGTCTCCTGTCGTTGCTCGAGCGGCGACGGGTGCGGCGGCGATGGCGATGGGGTGGAACGGCAGGCCCGAGGTTCCGAACGGCACGGCCTCCCCCACCTCGAACCCCAGCCAGCGCAGCCAGCGGACAGCCCCGGGGTAGCGCTCGTCGACGGCGTTGGTGAGCACCGGGCGGACCTCGAGCATGCGCTGGAGCTCGGCGCGGCAGTGGACCATGAGGGCGAGTGGGTGGCGGTCGGCCAGGTCCCCGGTGAGCAGCCACACCACGCCGATGTCCTGGTCATCGCCAGCGGCCGGCGCGACGCCCCAGAGGGCCGCGGGCTCGCCGTCGATGAGCAGGGCCCGGGAGTAGACGGAGGCCCGCAGCGAGGCAAGCAGGGCCGCCAGCGGGGTCATCCCGGCGGAGGACTGGACCTCGAGCGTGTCGGCGGAGCGCATGCGCGGGGCGAGCTGCTCCGCGTGCGCCACCGTCGCCTCGACGACCTGGACCCTATGAGCCGCCACCTTCCACCTCGCGGGAGACGCCGTAGACGGTGACCGGGACCGGGTCGGAGTTGGAGAGGACGGCCCGCCCGCCCTTGTTCCAGGAGCTGCCGGTCCGCACCTCGACAAGTTCTGGTGAATCCTCCCAGGCTCCCGTGACAGGACCAGCCACGGGGCATGTGGTCAGGCTGTCCAGGGACTCGCCCACGCTGATGCTCGCGGGGGTGGCGACCTCCCAGAAGGCGCGGACCACGTTCTTGTTGCGGGTCTTCTCTGAGGCGACGTCCAGCAGCTCCAGGTCGGAGGTGTAGGGCAGGCCGACGATCACCCGCTGCGCCGGGGTCGGGAGGGCGATGGTCTTGGCGGCGGACACGACCAGGTCGGGAATCACGACCCCATCCGCCAGCACCGAGACCACCTGGCCCTCGAGCAGGTGGTCGAGCAGGCCGCCAAGGGCCTCCTGGATTCCGTAGTCCGCCAGCGCCTCGGCGGCGCCGCCCTGATAGTCGCCGCCTATGGCGTCGAGGGCGATTGCCGGGGCCCGGTAGGTGGCCTCGGAGGTGTCACCGGTCAGCCGGAGGGCAGAGGGCGAGCCTGAGGTGGCGCCCACCAGGACGATGGTCCCCCGCCTCCATCCGCGCGCCACGTTCGCCGAGCTGGCCCACGGCTTGACGTAGACCGGAGCGCCGGCCGCCCATGAGGCCCCGCTGATCAGTTCGAGGTAGACCCTCTGGTCCGCATCGGTGTTGATCCAGTAGTCCGCGGCGCGCCGGATTCCACCGATGGTCTTCCTCCGGATCGCCCAGTCGGCAGTCGCGGTGACCTCGGGGGTTCCGCCTGCTGGGATGGTTCCAGTCGCCCCGCCACCGTAGCCAGGCGCCGCGGTCAAGGTCACGACCAGCGGGGTGGCGGTGTCCGGCCCGAACACGATCTGGTCCCCCGCCTCCAGCGTGGTCAGCTCGTCGGTGAGCCCGTCCGACCGGCCGATCCAGACTCCACCCTCAATGGCGGTCAAAGAGAGCAGGCACCCGTCGTCCTCGTTGAGCCCGTCGTAGATGGCCGCTGCATCGACGAACGAGCCCTCGGAGACGTCGGTCACGACCCGAGAGGCCATCCGGTAGATGAGCCTGCTGCCCGATCCGGCGAGCACTCCACCGCCATGGGTGGGGGGAATGATCCCACCGGCGCCGTCGGTGGTCCCGATGGCGACCACGAGATAGAGCGCGTCGTTGTCGCCCTCTGGGATGGCGCACACGTTCTGCACCGCACCAGAGGTCTCGTGGAGGGCCCAGGCCCAGACCTGCTGGTCCCGGACGTAGGTGAGCGAGAGGAGCGCACCGTCGTCCCGCGCGCACCAAATCACCGAGTACGGCAGGGCCTGATAGGTCCAGTCGACGATGCTGTGGCCGTCGAAGAAGTGGGGGGCCAGAACGCTGAGGTCCTGGCCGGTGAGCCCGTCCTGGGTGGCCTGGAAGAGGATGTCGCGAACGTGGCCTCCTCGCGAGCACACGAACAGGGCCACCCCGTCGTCGACCTCGATGGAGTCGAGCCAGGTGGAGCCGCGCGCCCCCTGCGCTGTGGCGTCGATGGAGGTGCGGCTGAGCGGGTCTCCGTTCCCGGCTCCTCCGATGGGCCAGGCGCTCGAGGCGGTCATGGCGAGCAGCCGGCGGCCCGGGAGCAGGCTGCGGACCTCCTCGAACTTCCTCGACGCCAGGGTCAGTTCGATGGAGTCGTCGTCCATTCCGGGGAAGTGCCGGTCGAAGTTGTTGAAGTCCCCCGTGCGCGAGAGGGCCATCCAGGCCGGGCGGAGGTTGGTTCCGGCGTAGACCTTGCGCTGCTGGAAGTAGGCGACCGCCACCGGGTACTCGGTGCCTGCGGTTGCGACGAATGGGTTGCGCCCGTCCGGCGGCGGCGAGCTGTAGTCAGGCTCCTCGCCGTAGTCGACGAACAGAGGGCTGGCCGAACCCGCGGCGAACGAGGTCGCCCACACGAGCCCGAACACCTCTCCGCGACCGCGGTAGACCCGGACGCCGACCACCGGCCGCCCCGTCGGGTTGGTGGACGAGTTGTCCGTCACCAGGTTGTCGAAGGTGAGCGGCTTGTCGACGTAGAGCGGATAGGTCCCCGGAAGGAGTAGGTCGGCGTACTGCTCGGCCGACCACCAGGTTGCATCGGTGAGGGCGTGGCCTTGGTTGTCATCGTGGAGCGAGGTCTGGAACGTGTTCTTCCCGGTGTTGGTGCCCGCCGTCGAAGTCCGCACCTTGTTCCCGGTCGCATAGGATCTGGCCGAGTTGTATCCGGGCGTGATGTCGTCCGGCGTGCACCCGGTGACCGCCACGCTCCTGTGGGCGATGGTGTAGGGGGCGGACTCGATGAGCCCGCCGTGCCCGTCGTCGTAGACGTGGGTGAGCTTCCAGGCCCACTCCCGGGCCGCATGGGTCGCGTCGGCGGTGGGGAGCGGCTCGGTCATGACCCGAGGCTCGTAGCCGGGTTGAATGTAGATGGTCCCCCGGTCGAACGAGACGACGGCGAGGGTCCAGTTGTCCCAGTCCAACCGGGTGAGGTCGTAGGGTGCGCGGGTCCCATCGCAGATCGTCAGCACGTCCCCGCTCTGGGCGAACTTCAGGCGCGCGAGTTCCGCGTAGGTCCAAGGCGTGGTCTTCACGTAGTCGGACCGGGCCATCCAGCAGGAGGCCCCGGCGGTCGTTCCTGGCCTGACGTTCACCCCAGCGTTGACCGCACACCAGTAGGTGATGCCGTTGCAGGTCACGTACTGGTCGACCACGTAGGCGGTGTCAATCTCCCACGCCGCGGCGTCCGTCACCTGGACCAGGCCACCGTCGTAGACCACCCGCATCGTGTAGTGCCCGAGCTCCAGGACGCAGGCCTGGGAGTCGGAGGCAACGAATGGGATGAGCCGGGTCGCCTGGTTCGGGTAGGTGGCGGATGCGAAGGCCGGCGCCACCAGCTCGAACCCTGGGCGGTTCACGGCTGGGCCCTGTGGGGTGGGGATGAAGTTGCGGCACCGGGCCAGCGCGGACTCGTACTTGCCGATGTCGCTGCGCCCCTGGAGAGCAGGGCCCAGCTCGCCGCCAGAGAAGCTGGCCTGTCGGATCATGGCGCCCATCAGTACCTCGCTGCCTCGTACTCCGAGGCCGGTGGCTGGTCCGCCTTCTGGCTGTTCAGCACCGCGCAGCGGGCCTTCCCGAGCACCCGCTCGTGCATCTGGACGGCGGAGGCCATCAGCTCAGGCTTGACCGCCAGGGGCATGGCGAGCTCCGACGCGAGCTTCCAGACCAGGGCGTCGGTGAACAGCGCGGGGAAGTTGGCAGGCAGCGGGACGACCGTGTAGACCAGCTCTGCGTCCACCAGGTCGGAGAAGAGGCTGGGGCCCGAGACCACCGGGTCGTGCGACAGGTCAAATGGGATCTGCTGTTCGGGGCGCGGGTTGCGGGCTCCACACCACAGGTATTGAGGCGCCAAGCAGTCCGCCGGGATGGCGTAGCGGTACTCCCAGGCCGATGGGTCGGGGTCCACGACGGTCACCGCGAACACGTAGACGTCGTTTTCCGACGCATCGAGCGAAGGAGAACTGAAGTCGGTGGACAGGACGCCAGTTGCGCCCGTGATGTGGTCTGCCAGGGCGATCGAGAGCGGCCCAAAGTCCGTTGAGAAGCTGCCCGCCGCCACGCCGTTGATCGTCACGAAGATCGTTCCCACCGCCACCCGGAAGGAGATGGTGTACGCGGCCGGCGCCGTCGTGTCGGCGAAGGCGAGCAGACTCCGGTCAGCTGGCTTGGTTCCCGGGACAACCGTGATGAGCGAGGCAGGCTGCTCAACGAGAAGCGCGCGGCGAGTCGCGAAGGGCCACCAGAAGTCCGAGAGCATCGAGTCCCGCGCCAGCTCGTAGAACTTGCGGCACTCCACCGCCTCCTGGCTCGTGTCGGTCAGGTAGTCGACGAGGGTCTTGCGCACGCCGATGCGGCTGAGAGCCTGGTTGCAGATGCTCGTGGCGGTGGTGGTCATGGGCCCTCGGAAGTGGGGCGGCCCTCCACTGGGCCGCCCCGGTCAGGCAGGGACTACGACAGCTGGAACGGGACCACGCGGTAAGTGACCCGGCACCGGAGGACGCCGGTGCCGGAGCCCGCGGGGTTGGCGGCGGCGGCCAGCACCAGGGCGGCGTTCGCCACCATCAGCGGGGAGGCCGCGGGGGCGACGGCGATCATCTTGTCCGCGGTGGCGTCGAGGAACCCGGTGGCCTCTCCGGTGCCGCAGATCGCGCCGTCCTTGTCGGTGTAGCGGAACTCCAGGTTGGCGTTGCTCTCGGTGTACGCGGCGGTGGCGTAGTCGTGCATCACGACCGCGCTCAGGAACTGGATCGCGTTGCCGGCGCCCGGGGAGGCGATGAGCGTCTTGGCGGTGGTGTTGAGCGCCTTGAGCTCCGCGCTCGAGACGACGATGACGGCGGACTGCACCATCAGGCCGGGGTCGAGGGTGATGGTCGACTTCAGCGCGCCGTCGGCCAGCTTGGTGAGGGCGATGGCCGCGTTGGCCGCCACCTTCACGTCGACCACGGCGTCGGCCGCCAGCTCGGTGGCGGTGACGTTCGCGGCGGCGAGGTTTGCGGTCTTCACCTTGATGGCCGCCGGGAGGTCGCCGGTGGCGAGCTTCGACAGCGCGATGGCCGCGGAGGCGGAGATCTCGGCGTTGGTCACCGTGGCAGCCTCGACCGCTGCCGCGGAGGCGAGCTTCGCCTGGGTGATCGCGCCGTCCTTGATGTCGCAGGTCCTGATTCTCTTCGGGGGCGCCATGGGCGTCCTCCTTTCCTGGTAGGTGGGTTCGTGTCGTTCCTGCAGGGACTACGGCTAGGCCTTGCGGTCGGACGGGCGCCCCTCGACCTTCTTGGGAGCCTCCGACCTGGTGTCGGCGACGGGTGCCTCGGGCGTCGAGGTCTCGATGAGCTTCGCGCCCCTGGGAGGCTTCTTGCCCTTCGGGATGTCGCAGGTCTCGCCGTCGCGGTAGAGCCGGCCGTCCCGGTAGTGGGGCTGTCCAGTGGAGGTCTTGGGGTCGCCGCCGATGATGTAGAGGGGCATGGTCGTCTCTCGTGCTGCTCAGAGGATGACGAGCGGCCCGCCGGAGGACGGGCCGCTCGTCGGTGGGACTACACCAGCGGGTTGCTCTGCCGGTCGAGGACCAGGCCGGCGGTGATCTTCCCAGCGCTCATCGCGCCGGTGCCGATCACGTACCGCAGCCCGAGGTAGCGCTGGGTGATGCCGGCGGGGATGCCGCCAAGCCGGAACTGGTACCCGGCCACGAGCGCGGAGGCCGCCAGCACGGGGGTGCTGCTCAGCACCGTGACCGAGCCCGTCAACGCGGCGTCGGTGGCGGTGATGAGGTCGACCTGCAGGGTGCCGCTCGCCGAGGTGGCGAACGGCGTGGAGACCTGGACGAGCAGCTCCGGGCAGTTCCCGCGGCCGATGTCCGCGATGGGCTTGCCGGTGCCGTATCCCGGGATGGAGGGGAGAGCGGCGTTGCCCGCCCACAGGTCGATGGACTTGTCGCTCAGGTACGACGCGTTGGTCTGCGCCAGGTCCTGGGCGTCCGAAACAAGGAGGTTCTTGTCGAGGATCATTGCTTCTCTTCTCTTTCCGGACCGGAGGGCCTTTCAGCCCTCGGTCCATCAGGTTGGTTGGGTTGAGCTGCTGCGGACTAGACCAGGGCGTCCTCGGCGTCGGTGATCGCGTCGGTGGTGCGGACCGGCGCCCCGAGGAACGTGGTCACCGGCTTGCCCGCGATGGTCTCGACGGTGATGGTGCTGTTGGACTTCGCCAGCGCCTGCAGGTGCAGGTAGGTGGCGACGGTGCGGTTGACGTACCAACACATCCGACCGGCGTTCGGGTTGCCGATCTTGTGGTACGCGCGGATCATCGAGTCGACGAGGTCCGACCCGGTGGCCGCATCGGACACCAGCTTGGCGACGTCGATGTTGCCGACGCGCGCAGCCTGGCGCCAGTCCTCGACCACGAGGCCCGCCCGCATCTGCCAGTGCGAGACGAACGCCTGGAACTTCTTGGGGGCCGCCGCAGTGCTGTCGGAGGCGTCCCAGGCCAGCTCGCCCAGGTCCTTGTGCTGGAGACCGCCGGGCATGCCCTTGGGGACGATGCCGTAGACCCCGCCCTCGCCCCAGCAAACGCACCACACGCTGGTGTTGTCGCTGCCGTCGGCCGCGGCGTCCGACAGGACGATCTGGCTCTTGGCGGCGCAGGTGGTGGAGCTGTACCGCGCGGCGAGACCCTGGATCTTCTCGGGAGCGGTGTGGGTGGAGTGGTAGATCACCCCGGTCGCCAGCTCGTTGTTGAACGCCTGGATAAACGCGGCATCCTCGGTGGCCCGGAAGCCGGCGCCCCCGTTGAGGCGGACGAGCTCGGCGTCGACGGCGCTGTAGCCCTCCATCATCCCGCAGGACTCGTCGACCTGGCCGGTGGTGCTCTTGGTCACGCCGACACCCTCGTTGATGCGGCGCCAGGTTGGGCTCGGGAGCGAGGTGCGGCTGGTGACGCGGTGCCCGGTGGTGAGGTTGCCCTCGCGCCAGGCCATGTCCTCGAGCATCGGGTTGCGCGAGGTGAGGACCTCGATGATCTTCGCCTGGGCGCCGTTGGGGTCCTGGCGCTTTACCAGGTCCAAGAGCGTGGGCATCGACGAGTTGAGTACGGTGGTGGTCATTGTCGTTGCTTCCTTTCAGCTTCGGATGGGGGTTGGACTGCTTACTTGGTGAACAGGCCCGGGCTGTTGGGGTAGAGCCCCCGGAGGAGGGACTCGTCGGAGGATTCGGCCTTCCCTCCGCCAACGGCTCCCGCGATGGAGTCCTCCGAGATCGCCCTTCCGATCTTCACGAAGGCCCGCACCAGCGCCGGGTGGTTCCCGAGGCCGCTCGAGTTGAGCAGCTCCTTGAGCTCCGGCGAGCCGAACTGCGCCACCGCCCGCGAGGCCACAGCCATCGACGCGTCGAGCGAGGCTCCGCCGATCTGCTTGTCGGCCTTGACCTCCTCGGCCCACGCCGCGACTTGCTTCGCGTGCGCCTCTTCGGCGGCCTTTGCCTGGCTGGCCTGCGCCTGGACGTAGAGGTCGGCGATCTTCTGGGCGGACTCGCCCTTCAGACCGGACTCCTTCGCCAGCGCGATGAATCCATCCATCAACGGCTTGTCCGCCACGACCCCATCCGGGAGCTTGATGGCGATCTCCGCGGGGGCTGCCTCGTTGGCTTTCGCCGGCTCGCCCTTCGGAGTCTCACCGCCCTTGCTGCCGTCCTTGGTCGCATCGTTCTTGCTGGTGTCGCCTACGGCCGGAGGAGCCGCAGGAGTGGTGCCCAGCATCGTCGTCGGCGCGGGGGTGACCGGAGCCGCTGCAGGTGCTGGGGTGGTGCCGCCCGCGGCTGGGGGGACCGGCGCGGGAGTGGTGTCAGCCATCGTCAACCTCGGTGGTGGAGCCAGAAGCGTGGAGTCGGACCTGCTCCTCCTCGACCTCGGCCTCGATGGCCTCGTGTCGAAGAGCGCGGAACAGCTCGGGGGCGGCCTCTCGGCACTGGCGCTCGAGATTGGTCCCGGTGTCGTGCAGGGCAGTGGTGCAGTGGACCTCGGCCCCCTGACGCCAGATGGGCCCTCCGTGGTTCTGGAGGGTGGAGATCAGGGCGTGGACCACCCGCCGACCGCCGGGAGTGGAGAGCACCCCGCGGAGGTCCTCGAGCCCCTGGCGCTCGCGGCGGGCTTGCAGCTTGCGCAGGGCACCCTGGGTGTTCTCGTTGATGGCGCCCATCTAGACGCCTCCCAGCGGGCCGACTTCGCCCACGCCAGTGCCTGCGGTGAGTGCCCCGGGCCCGAGGGCGCCCAAGGTGCGGTTGAGCGCGTTGTCCTGGTCCATCGGGGACTGGGCCAGGTTCTTGGCGCCCTGGGTGGCGGCGAGCATCGCCTCGCCCTGCGCCTGCGCCTGCTGCTGCTGCTGGCGACCGTCGCGGATGGCGGCGACCTCGTCGTCGGACCGCATGAGGTCGGGGGCGATGCTGAGCGCCTCGCCGTATGCCCGCAGCATCTTGTCGCCGTCGATCCGGTCGAGGATGGTGTTGTCGGTCTGGGCGGCCACCTGCCCGAAGGAGGCGAAGCGCTCGATGGGCGCGGTCTCCAGGAGCTTCCGTGCCTGCGCCAGGAGCGAGGTGTGCTGGACGGCGAGCTTCTGGCCGCGCAGCTCGTCCGGCTGAGGAGGGAGCATGCCGCCACGGGCCATGATTCCGAAGGCGCGGTCGACCAGCTGCTCCACCACCTCGGCCTGGAGCTTGTCCTGGGTGGGGCCGAGCTGGAGCATCTTCTCCTCCTGCTTGGCTCGAATCTCCTCGGCGGTGGCGGGCTGACTCCGGCTGTCCCCGGAGATCATCAGCCAGAGCGTGACGTAGAAGAGCTCGTCGATCCGCCTGGTCACGATGGCGATCTCGTTGGCGAACGCCTGGAGGACGGACGGGTCGATCCTCACCGCCGCCTCGAAACGGGAGGTGGGGCTGTCGTTGTAGGTGACCGACCCGGGCAGCAGCGAGACCTGGCGCATGCTCGACGGGCCGACCATCGGAGGTCGAACGGCGAGGGTGAACGCCTGGAGCTTGTCGCGCTCGAGCTTCTGGAGCTGCTTGGCGTCGCCCAGGGCGTCGATGCCAGGGCATTGGCTGGCGTACACGTCCTCGCCGGTGACTCCCCAGCGCGCGACGAGGAAGGGGAACTCGTGGTAGCCGCCCTCTCGGAGGATGCCGTCCCCGCCGTCGAGCTGGAGCCAGACCGAGCGCCAGGGCATCCCGCTGCGGTCGAGGCGGCCGCGCACCAGGTCGCGGTTGGGCTCGACGGCGAAGAGGACGGTGTGCTGCTCGGAGAGCTTGTTGGCCTTGTACTGCTCCTGCACCGCGCTCGAGCAGGCGCTCAGGCCGAACATCTCGACCATCTGCGCGGTGCTCATCGTGAACTCGCGATAGACCGTGTCGATCCGCTGGGTCTTGTCCTGGTCGAGGCAGTAGCTCCCGAGCGGGTAGTTGGTGCAGCGGATGCCGTCCTTCAGGTCCTCGCCCACGTAGACGCACGAGGTCCCGAAGACGCAGAAGTCGTACAGCTCGTTGAGGGCCGTGTAGACGTTCGAGCCCGAGAACAGGTCCCGCATCGTCTCGTCGACCTTGCGCATCCAGGTCTTCGACTCGTGGCCCTCCTCGACTCCGGACTGGTAGCCCTCGCGCCGGAGCCTCGACCACGGACGGGCGGGGGATGTCACGCCGGCAACGAGGCCGGAGCGGCAAACGCTGGTGGCGCGCACGGGCGCCGAGTTGATGATCTTGTCGTTCCGCTTGACCGCTCCTCGCCCCTGGGACTCGCCCGTGGTGAACCTGGCCGCGAAGGGCAGGAACTGCTCCGCCAGCTCGCGCCAGAGCGCCATGTAGGGCGCGCGGACGTCCTTGAGCTGCTGGTGCCGGTCGAGGTAGCGCTGGCGGATGGGGTTCAGGTCATCCTCCGAGGAGCGTCTTGGGCGGGGTGGCGAGTCCGCGGGGGCCGGTGAGGAAGGTGCTGCGCTGGCCCTGGGCGCTCTGCTGGCGCTGCAGCGCGGCCTGGCGAGCCTTCTTCACGACCTCGTCGGTGAGGTCGGGGGCGGCGGGCGGCACGGGGTCCTTCGGAGCGGTCGCGGCCTGCGCCTTCTCGAAGTCAGACTGGAGGGCGGCGTTCTGGACCTTCTGCCTGTTGCCTGCGTAGGCGCTACCCATTGGAGCCTCCGAGAGGGTCGAAGTCCGACAGCACCTTGTTGGTGTCGATTCCGAGGGCCCGGGCCTGGCGCTCAGCGGCGGACAGTGGGGCGACAGGAGCGGCGAACGTGAGGCCCAGCGCGTCGGCCTTGTCGGGGGACGGGACGCCGCGCGCCTTGAGCTCCTCCTTCGACTCGAGGACGAAGACGGTCCGCTTGCCCACGGTCTTGAACCTGATCTTCGGAGCGCACAGCTCGGAGGCCAGCTCGCCGTCGCCCTGGGGCAGGCAGCCGAGCTTCTTGACCCAGTCCGCGGCCTTCCAGGCCATCTCGGCTTTGAGGTTGGCGAACTTGGTGTCGAGGGCGCTTCCCCCGAAGTCGATGGGCAGGAGGATGTCACCCCAGCCGAGGTGTCGGAGCCGGTCCACCGCTGACGCGCCCGGGCCCCCGGCGTCGACGAAGACGGCGTCAGGCCGGCGAGACTGCCGACCCAGGATCACCGCCACGCGGTCCCCGAGCTGGTTGCCGTCTAGGCCGCGCCACACGTCGGGCGTGAAGAGCACCGGACCCTGGCGCTTGTAGAGCACCGATCGGTCGCTGCCGAAGCGCGCCACGTCGAGGCCGAAGATGATGGGCTCGCAGAGGTAGTCCGCATCGCTGACGGTGCGCTTCTCGGCGAGGGTGATGTCGTCGGGGCCCAGGAGCTTGTCGCTCGAGACCTTGGGGAACAGGCCGAGGACGTTGACGCGAACCCAGTCGTTGTCGCGGCCCCAGTCGTCGATCTGCTGCTGAGCCCAGACGATCGAGATGCGAGGGGAGCGCTTGGGGTCGTCGGGGTCTCCGGTGACATGGATGACAACCCACCGGGCCCGGTCCTTCGAGGCGATGCGGTAGAGCGGCCCGTCGACGGACTCGGGGTTGCCGCCCACGAGGAGCTTGGCCTCGTCGCAGTGCTCGTTGGCGAAGATGGCCTCCGCCGCGGCGAACACGCCCTCGGGGTAGCTGCCCACCTCGTCGAGCACGATGAGGATGTGCCGACCGTGGAAGCCGGCGAGGGTGGATGCCTGCTTGGTAGGGTCGGCGCTCTGAGACCAGGAGCGGGCGCTCACCCACCACGTCTTCGGGCGCTCGCGGGAGACGATACGCTCGCCGCGGACGTCAAAGCAGCGCTGGAGGAACGGGCTCTTGCTGTGCCAGAGGGCCAGCTCCTTCCAGAGCCCGTCCCGGAGGTTGTCGGCGGTGATGCTGGTGCAGATGACCTGGGCGTCCACGCGGGTCGCGAGGAACCACAGGATCGCCCACGCCTCGCCGCAGCTCTTCCCTGGGCCCTTGCAGGCGTTCAGGGCCACTCGCGGGCTGCGCGCCACGGCCTCGAGCGCGGTCACCTGCCAGGCGTCCGGCTCCGCGGCGAAGTTGTCTCGGACGAACTTGACCGGGTCGTCAATCCAGGAGGCCAGCGCGTCAACGGCTGCCTCGTCCTCGGGAGTGAGCGGGGGCCCACCGGCGAGGGGCGCCTGAACCGGATCGAACCCGGGCACAGTGGCGCCCACCGCGGGAGCTGGAGGGGTGACGGCGAGCGCCAGGGCGAGCAGGAGGGATGAGATCACTTCGACCCCCTGCGCTGAGCGGCCAGGGCCAGGAGTCCGGAGAGGTTCGGGCCCGTCTCGACCTCGACCCTCTCGGGCTTGTAGAGCCCCAGGTGCTTGGCGGCCTCCTTGGCGGCCTCCATGGGCGGAGTCCACTTCACTTCGCGGAGGCTCCCGGTGGTCTTCCCGTCGGCCTTCACGTCGAGGGTCTTGAGGCCCACCAGGTTGCAGCGGACGTCCTCGGGCATCTGGTCGATGGGCAGCAGCTCGCCGTCAGGACCGAACAGCCTGGAGGGGTCGAACGTCAGCCCGCGCTGAAGAACCCGGAGGACGTCCTCGGCCTTGAGCTCGAGCTTGGCGGACACCCTGTCGACCGCCTTGTCGATAAGTGCCCGGACATCAACATCCTTCAGCAGTCGACTGCCCTGGCTCCCCGCGGTCTTCGCTGAATACCCACATCGCCGCGCAGCCTGAAGGGCGTTGCGGTCGACGAGGTACTCCTTGGCGAACTGCCGCTTTCGAGGAGTGAGCACGAGACGAGCATCAGCCCGCCTACCCTCGTTGACCCTTTACCACTTGCCTGAGCCCAGCCCAGTCCCTCAGGGCGGTCTTGAGCCGCTCCCGAGCCACCTGGAAGTCCTCCTGGGAGTCCGCGTCGGCGTAGGCCAGGGCGGCCTCGCGCACGGAATCCAGGTCCCGGTACTTGCGCAGGGGGGCGAGGGCGGCCAGCGCCGTGCCTCGGTAGTGGCGCCCTCTGGAGCGGTCGAAGTGGCGCCAGCACAGGCCGGCCCTGGCAGCGGCGCGCCCACACCCGGCGACCGAGCACTCAGCCATCGAACAGGACCTGCCGGACGATCCTCGGGAGGCGAGCGAGCAGGTGCTGCGCCTGGGCGAGTTCGAGCCCCTGGTCGTGGAGCTCGCGCTCCATCCGGTCGATGGTCGCGCCAAGTCGCTGGTTCTCGCCGCGCAGCCGGTCGATTGTCGCTCCAAGAACCTGGGCCACGACGCGGAGCTGCTTGTTCTCCCCTGACAGACCAAGGAGCCTGCCTTCAAACGCCTCTGCTGCGTCGTCAGGGTCAATCACGGTTCACCTCGGCCATTGGAATTGACCACCCGGAGCGCCACCGGTGCTTTTCGCCTGAGCAGATCGCGAGCGAGCGCTGACGAGATGGTCGGCTCCACTCTCCTCCCGCCGTCTCCCCGTCCATCACCCAGCCTGCGGCCTTGAGAGATGTCCCGGGCTCGTCTGCGTCCGTGTACGTGAACAGGGCCGTTGCGCCCATCGCTCGCGCGGCTCTGGATACCGACGCGTACAGCATCGAGCAGGCTCCCTTGTGACCCGACGCGCTCTTGTCTCCTTCTGCGACGGCGACTCGCGAGACAACCAGAACGCCCTGCCGGTCGAGTAGGCGACACGGACGGCCGACAATCGCGACGCCGACAATCTGCCCACCCCTCGTGGCGGAGACGGCCCACAGGGCTCCCTGCACGGCCGGGCGTCGCCGGTGGACCTCTCGGCAGAACCGAATCGCAGCCCTCAGCGTGACAGGCGCAAGCTCAAGACCGTCGCTCATCGGAGCGCCTCGATTCGCACGCGGACGGCGCGCGCGCGTCCCTTGTCCTGCGAGTACACGAACGACAGCCGCTCGTCCCCGTCATCCAGCCCCAGCCAGGCGGCGATCTCGTCGCGCACCCCCTTGAGGGCCGCCGGCACCGCGTCGTCGTCGCAGCTCTGCCAGCAGCGCTTCAGGGGCAACCACTTCGCCCTCGGCGAGACTCGAGTGAGCGTGATGCGCAGGGGCAGGGCCTCGCGCAACCAGGCGAGCCGCTGGTAGCCCTGCAGGGCCAGGTGGCTGGCGGTCATCGCCCGCTCCCGCTTGACGCGTGAGGCTCGCGCGAAGTGGTGCTCGCGGTTGTTGCAGCCGCTGGCGGTCCTGAGCGGCATGTCGAACGCGAGGGGGACGATCATTGGAGCACCCATGTCAGGTCGGAGGGGTTGAACGTTGCGCCAATCGCGTGGAGGTCTCGCAG